GGATTGATAAATACCTCATCTCCAGTCTTCTGGAAGCGGTATACCCCGTCTACCACAACCCGACCAAATGCCCGATAGCCCGTAGCAACTCCGAATGCATCGTTTTTTGCAGCAGGATCAATCGCAATAACTCTACCGTAATTGACGGGAGAACGCCTGGTAACGAAAACATTCTCGATATCAGCAAGTTTAACGCCATCTGGGAACTCCATTCCAGTGTACATACCGGGCATACATGCGAAATCTCTGTAGAACGCGGATAGGTTGTCCTTGTACTCCTCCCTCAGCTCCGCTTCCGAAATTGCTGTATTCATCACCCACGTAGGCTTCATAATTGCCAAAACGTTGCGTTTCCCCTCGGACTGCCGAATTAACGTATTCATAATAGAATTTGGGTCGTCGTTCGATGAACTGATCGCACATAAGCGACCGTCTTGTCCGAATGTCTGTGTCGAGTTCTGCATCTTCGAGAATACTTTCCATGCTCCACGCTTTCCTTCTGTGTTTTCAAAACTATCTAATTCGTCTAACCCTACGAAACGATTAGACCTACCTACTATCGTACTACTAGATGACGATAGGACACGTATACCTACCTTCTTACTATCACAGTCTGCACTTTCCGAACGAAGCTTTAGGTCCGTCCACTGTTTAAACCACTCGTTATTATCGAGGAAGTTCTGGACGTTACCCCATAAACCATCGTCTGATTGATCCCTACTAATCGATAAGATCGATAACGTTACTAACTGGTTACGCATCAAATTGTAGTATTCCCACGGCATCTTCGGTAACGTTACAACATCGAACAGTTCATAGCACGTTATCATCGAGTCGAGAGCGGTCTTACCAGATCTCATCCCCGCCAACAGGTACATATTCTTATACGGAACTGNTGCAGGGTTATACCGGTTTCGGTACCACTCACGAAGAATGAGTTCCTGTTCAGTGTGATGTGGCTCAAAACGTACACCTAGATACTCTTTAATCCACCATACGGGATCACTTTTGCCTTTCAATACAGTCTTCATATACTGTATGTAGTCCTTCCCGTCTAAGGTTTCACCGTTCGTTATCTGACAACTATCACCGTTCATCCATGTTTCTCCATTAACAATGGTTGACTCTCCATTGCTTCGAGAATCTTCACTTTACAATCGGAACACGCGGCATCTAGTACCGTATTCGTTAGTAACATTACCTTCTGATTCAGTACTTGCATCTGGAGATATGTGTCTCCCGGGCCCTTTCGTCCCTGTAACGTAGCTACCGATTCGATTGTCTTTCGAGCTTCCTGCGACAAACGTACAAGCATGTCAACTTTCGCACGATCTATCTTTTCGGGAGAGTCAACGTTCATCACCACAAAATCAGTCCACTGTTTCAACGTCTTCAACGTTTTCAGTAGATCGTTTAGTAATTTATCGGGAGATTGTAGGTCACCATCATCATCGATGGTCAGTTCGTGACTTTCGTTGATGTGGCGCATTACGAACTCGTTAGTTGTTTCAAGTTCGGTGGCAACTTGAAACGTAGTCTTCTTACCAAGGTGGCAGTCACGAATCATGGCTGCACCAAGACTGCCGGCCTTACAGACCGGACAAGGTTGTTCACTAGTCATAAGCGTTCCGTACTAAAATTATCGTTCCCAGTATATAAACGAGTCAGGTGGAGTACACGGAACTAGCGGTGTAGTCGGAACGTGTGTAGCTTGTGCAAAACACTGAAACTTGGTGTAACGGTATACGGTGACCATATATATATTATATATAATATAGATATATGAAATTTTATTAAAAGATATATTAGTAATTAGTAATTATTAATATATTGAGGTATAGTTATGAAGAATGAAGAATTAGTACAGAAGTATATACTAAAGAGAAATAATGATTTAGTATATATAAAACTAAAGTATAGTAATAAGAATACGTTGAGATACGTTAATAAGGTGTAATTATGATCGAAGGTCTAATACACAATGAAGATAAAGTATATTGTTTCTATGGTAAACAGTGTACGATATCGTCTTGTACTTGGTATAAAGACGGTAAATGTATAGTTGATGAAAAAGAAGCTAAAAGGTGTTACGAAGAAGAGTAACAATAGGTGTCCACCGTGACGTTAAACGATTATACGGGAGGTGAAATATGAGTCACTCTGACGGAGAAATACTCCGGCTAGTTATTCGAGACTTAAGAGAAGTCTTGAATAACAGTGGTCAGATGAGCCGACAACAGGTCGAGCTTATCGATCTCAGTATTGCCGAGCTTAAAAACCTCGACAAGAACTGGGGGCCGGTGTTGGATCTGTATCGCTTTGGCGACAGATACAACAGATAATCTCTCTTCTTTATCAGAAGTAGGGTTCAATCCCAAAGAGAGAATCCCACCGTAAGGGTAGGAGGTGATCTATGAGATCTAGAGCCGATATTGAGTCTGAGATTAAAGAGAAGACTCAATATTGGGCCAANGCTGTAGAGCACGCAAAGGCTACTAAGGGCACAGAATGGGAAGAAGTGCACTTAGAGTCTGCGCGTAGATTCAACAAGACCGTAATGGAGCTTGTTGAGGAAGCAGCACAGGCTCGCTACTAAGGGGTCTATACACGGCTGACATTAAGTTGTGGCACGTGACTAGGACCCTACGTAAGAACGTTTGAACGTTATGGAGTTTCATTATGGATAAACAAACATGGGCTCGAATAGAGTCACTGAAACGCTCCATTGTGAGTGTAGATGTACAGATANCNGANTANGANTCACGAATTCGTGCTTTAAAGCATGATCGTGATGGAATGATGACTGAAGTAACTAGACTTCAGATATCACCAATAGTGATAGTATGATGATGATAGTCTTTAAATGGGTGGATGAAGACGGACCTAATCAGTATATCTGTCTGACATTTGTTGAGATTGTTGAATTCATCTGGATGAACATTAAACGGATCTGGATGTTTAAGGTGGAAATATGGTAGAAAACCACTGGATAACACCGATGACGGTCTCTATAGAGAGACTTGAGGAAGCCTTAGATAGGCTAAATGATGAGGATCGTGAACACAAAAGGCTTATGAGGGAGTTAAAAGATGCCCAAATACGAGCCGGTAAACTATAGAACTATATGTTCTATGGTTCTCAGAGTGGTCCAGATGAAGGGCCAACCTATGCTGTTGAGAGACTTGGTAAGTGATATGTCTAGAAATCTAAATCTAGGCATTGATACCAAAAGAGTCTTTGATGGCTTAGGCTCGAAAGTTGTAGAGAAGGTCGAAGAGATTCCCGTTTATGGGTTAGATGGGAATCAAGAATGTGTTATCTGTAGGGTAACAACGTGGGTGATACCTTGAGTTGTGAACCGAACAGCAAGCATAAAGAGCTCATAATAAGAGCTCTTATGAATGCTGATATACCGGATAGCAATGCACGAGATGCAATGCGTAGGCTTGCTGAGTGTGTTGAAATGGGTAAAGTATCGATCAATGGCTGTACGACGTTTCAGGTTGAGACGGATAAAACATTGGTTGAGATCATTGATAAGTATAAAGGTGGGCCCCCAAGGGAGCTTGCTAGACTACTATCAATGGCTTTACGTGTTGAAGCAAATGCAATGACGTCTTATCAGAGGATGAACAGTACATTCTATGAGAAGATGAGAGTACTTCGATCTGGAGGTCAGATAAGTAATCAGTTAAAGAGGTAATCTGGTGATGACGGACATCGTTCCCGAACCATCATTGGAGGTGGTATCCAGCTCTACATAGTTGTCGGCCCGGAGTCAGCGATGATAGACGGAATGTCTTGAGCAACTGGGTAATGATCCTAGGTCAGAAAAGACTTAGGTGAACTCAGCGACGAATGATGGACCACCACTATAAGTGGGTAAACAGGCTATAGGAGGTAACTCTATGGCAACAATTGGCAACATTGACTGGACTGCAGTCAAGGAAAATGTAGAGATCAAGAACGCGCGAAGGACCGGAATGGTCTCAGTAATTGCTCAGGCCGCCAGGGAAATTATGGCGGACGGTCAGGAATATGACATTGCTCACATTCGTGGCTGGATCGATGCTGGAATTAACCAGGAACTGAGTGAGGATGAGAAGATCCAGGTTAA